GGTGCTAGTACGGCAGGAAAGCCAAAGGCAGGAGAGTCAGATAGAATGAAAGCAAAGCGTAAAAGCTTTAAAGCAAGACACGCTAAGAACATTAAAAAAGGTAAGATGAGTGCAGCTTATTGGGCTGATAGGGCCAAGTGGTAGCTCTAGTATCACCCGCAGTATCATCCTCTAGTGTGTTGTTGAACAGCTATGTTAATACACAGACTAAGCAGGAAGTTACTAATGACAACGGTAATAAGACAGCCACTATAGATACTACTATTTATAAGACTGTCTTTTATCAATATGCTAATGGTACTGTGAGCACTCACAATGTAAGTAGTAGCTCACGTATCATCAATCTTCTAGTTTAAGGCTGCTAAATCTTTTTCAAGATCATCGTGTAGATTATCTACCTTAGCAGCTACCCCACTAATTATTTTTTTAATTAAAGAAATATCTTCTAGGTTAAACACAGTTGATATTTTATCCATCGGTAGCTTGCTATACTCTGTCATCAAAACTCCTTTAGAGTTTACAAAGACTTTAAAGCTTATGATGTTACCCTCACTCATGCGAAGCTCACCTTACCAACGTCACCACGCATACCCGCCTTCATGTATGTAGTAGCTCTGCCTTCAAAGAAGTTCTGATGCTCTACACCTAGTACATCATCCAGCCAATCCAGAGGATTATCTTTTACATTGTAGTTAGGCTTCAGTCCTAGCTGTAGCAATCTACGGTCTGCTATGTACCTAATGTACTCCTGCATCTCTGCCTTAGTTAATCCTTCAATGTTACCCTGTTCAAACACTAAATCCAGGAATCTATCCTCTAAGGCCACCATCTCTCTACAGGCTTGGTAGATCTCAGCCTTGAACTCATCGTCCCAGATGTCTATGTTCTCTTGTATAAACTCTCTGAACAGCTTAGTCATAGCCTCTACATGGAGTGATTCATCTCTGATGCTGTATGTAATGATCTGACCCATGCCTTTCATCTTACCAAACCTTGGGAAGTTCAGTAGGATAATGAAGCTAGAGAACAATTGTAAGCCTTCAGTAAACCCGGAGTACACAGCAAGTGCCTTAGCAATGCTTCTCTTGTCTCCTTTAGTGACCTTTACAGAGTCTATGTACTCATGCTTGTCTGCCATAGCCTCATAGTCTGCAAACGCCTTATACTCCACCTCTGGCATCCCTACGGTGTCTAGTAGTAGGCTGTAGGCATGTTGGTGTATGGACTCCATGTTGTTGAAGGCACCCATCATCATACGGGCCTCAGGCTTCTTAAAGATCTTCATGTATCTATCTACATAACCAGAGCTAACATCTACATCTGATTGTGTAAACAGTCTGAAGATCTGTGTAAGTAGGTTCTTCTCTTCAGCAGTCATAGTCTGCCAATCCTTTACATCATTGTGTAGAGGCACATCTTCAGGGAACCAGTGCATCTGATTCTGCTGTGAGTAGTAGTCAAACATCCAAGGATGGTCAAACGGCTTATAATAATCTCTTGTTCCTAGTAGGCTCACGCTACATCTCCCTCTTTAATAAATATACCTTCACTGTTCATGTGACCTTTGCGGTCTTTGATGTCATCATAGGCGATCTCTAAGCACCGCTCTAGGGACGTATCAAACATGACAGCTAGTGTGTTAAGTACTACTAGGCAATCGCCTATATCATCTTCTACGGATCTTTGCTTGGCTATGTTGTCGCCTAGCTCACCTATCTCAGACACCAACTTTGCAAACTGTGCAAGCGGTGTACTGTTATTGATAATACCTCTGGACATACTCCAAAGGTTTATCTTATGTATCAAATCTTCATTCATCTATTTCATATCCTGCTGTTAACACTGCTTGTTTAAATAACTCAACCATGTAAACAATCTCTTTGATGTCTAGTGATTGAGTTGACTTGGCTTGCAGTAAATCATCATCACTCCAGCCTAGTATAAGAACAGAGCTATAGTTTCCTTTACAACTCTCCAGTACTTCGTCTGCTGAAGCTTCTTCAGGTACTAAGCTAATTATATTACTCATCAAAGTGTGTCTCCAACACCACCATCTTGTCTTCGTTCTCAGCTATCTGCTGTACCAGCTTGTCCATAGTTTCTAAGAACGTGTGCTCTCCTACGGCTGATGGGTACTCTAAGTAGCTCTGAAGCTCTGAAGCTGCCCAAGTTATCTGTGCTTTGTAGTGATCTTTCAAAGCTCTTATTTTATGATCTTCCATCTTTGTACCTTTCATTGTAACCTTCTTTTAATAAGTCTTCGTACTTACTGATGTATTGTGCATAAGTCAAAGGTGTCTGTCTGCGCACCTCATCATTCATATAGTTAGCCCACATCTGAGCGCAAAAGCCTGAGTAAGTAGCTATGTCTCTATCCTGCTCTCTATAGTACTCTAGGTAAGAAGGCCAGTCTACTGCTTTCTTTAGCTCATCTATATAAAACATAGCTCTATATATTGGGTGGTCATCCTTCACAGCTTAGGCACTCCCCTTCTTCAAGATTGATTCTTGGTATTTTAATGTTAACATTCTCTGTATTTCTAGCTGCTGTAGAGCGGAGGTAATACATAGATTTGAGTTTGTTAGCTCCTGCCCAATGCACACTATTAACATATTCCAAATACTCATCATGTACTTCCTGTTCTGCTGTTGCTGGCGGTGGATTAAAGAATAAATTAACTGACTGTGCCTGGCAGATATACTTCTGACGCTGGTAAGCGTGTTCAATAATCCACATTTGATTAAGCTCTGGTGCTGTCTTAAAGACCTCCTTCTCCTCTTCGGTAAGAGCCTCAAGGTCTGCAACAGAGCCTTCAGCCGCCGCAATATCCTTCCACGTTTTCTCCGTATTGATTTTCTTTTTGGCAAGCAACTTCTCCAAGTATTTATTTTTTACTTTAAAAGAACCAGTTAACGTCTTGTGCGTAAATACGTTAGCCCTCGTAGGCTCAATTGAAGGAGACGTTCCACCACATATAATACTGCTACTAGCGTTAGGGGCAACAGCAAGCAAGTGGCTATTCCTCCTAGCACTACCAGCCATATCAGGTGCTGTCCCACGATTTGTAGCCAAGCTAATACTAGCTTCTTCAGCCCGTGTCTTGATGTGTTTAAATGCTCTATTGTTGAAGCTTGAGGCGTACATTCCCTCAAAAGGGATTCCATTACGTTGTAAGTAACTATGAAAGCCCATTGCTCCAAGGCCCAACGCACGTTCTCTATATGCTGAATAAGCGGCTTTCTTAAAACCTTCTTTACCTTCTTGTACAGTGAATTCATCATAGGTAGCCCCATATGGTTTTCTATTATCAGCGTACCTAGTTATACGCCCACAAGCATTCTCAATAAAGTGTTCTATTATATTATCAAGCATTGTTATTAGATCTGCAATAAAGTATTCATCATCCTTCCACTCATCAAAGTATTCTAAGTTAACACTAGACAAACAACATACTGCTGTACGTTCTTCACTGGTTGGTAGTGTGATCTCTGAGCATAAGTTACTTTGAATTACTTTTAATCCTAGATCTTGCTGCTCTTGAGGAAGTGCTTCATTGCACCTGTCAATATTAACAATGTACGGTTCGCCTGTCTCTGCTCTAGTGTGCAGTAGCTGCCACCATAAATCTCTAGCTGATACAGTTTTAATAGCGTCACCAGATTTAGGATCTATTAGTCTCCAGCTTTCATCATTCTTTACACGTTTAAGAAATGCGTCAGAAACAGTAACACCATTGTGTAGATTGAGGCATTTACGATTAAGATCTCCACCAGTTGTTTTTCGCATAGCCACAAACTCTTCAATCTCTGGGTGGCTAATGTCCATATACGCTGCATAAGATCCTCTTCTAGTTCTTCCTTGATTAAACGCCAGCATCTGTGAATCAACTACGTGCATGAAAGGGATAGAACCAGTAGACTCACTACCGTTAGCAACAGAAACGCCGTTACTTCTAACACTACCCCAATATCCACCCAAGCCTCCACCTCCACTCGCAAGCCATATGTTCTCATCATAGTGATCAGAAAGACCCCTACGTGAATCAGGTACATAATTAAGAAAACAACTGATAGGTAGACCAGTTTTGGTTCCCCCGTTACTAAGTATAGGAGTGCTAAACCCGAACCAACCCTTGCTACTGTAGTCATAAAGGCGCTGTGCAAGATCGAAGTCAGTATAATCTTTATACGTTGCGCCATAGACGGACGCTCTTGCGAAGGCTTCTTGCGCATGTGTTTCATCCACTGTTAAATATCTATCTTTTAAAGTCTCTAAAGAAAAGTTATTAAGATCATCTTCTCTAGAATAATCAATCTCTATCCCCAGATAATCCTGCCTTCCAATCTTTGATGTCATTGATGTCATCCTTTTCCCTTAGTTGTGATTGCCTGTACCCTTTGGTACGTGCTCTATTTTGTTTCTTATAATTTGCTTTGTTTCTTTTATGAAACATTTCAGACCTTTCAGTCTTCCTATCCCAAGACATCCTGATTCTCCATCAGAAACTTCATAAGTCTATCTTCGTACCAACGTGCTTTACGAAGATCTTCTATAGGTTTGTTTTTATATCTAAACCTCCATCTATATTTGTGTGAGTTACCACGGAGGTAACCTATGAACTCATCAGATGTGAGCATTGCTTGTATAGAGTCTATACATTCTATGTCACCTGAGTTGTAGTGAGCAGGGCTATCGACAGAATCATCAACAGTTTTAAACTTATAACTCTTAGTCATTGCTGCTTCTGCTACTATAGGCTCATCCTTGGTAGGGAACAGCGGGTGCTGGTCTGGCCCATTAAGATCATACTTAGCAGGTGTCTTATAGCCTTTGTAACTAGACCATCCTTCTGTTACTTTTAAGTTGTTCCACTCTTCCGGTGTTGCGTCATCAATACTCATCCGTGTAAATATCCTGTATTTTCTGGGTCTGCCTCAAAGAACATCTCATCTACATTTCTACATAAAGTTTTGTATGCGTTCTTATCTACTCCCTTTTCTATTGCTACTGATTTCCAGAACTCTCGCTCATTAAACATTTCATCAATGTCTGGTACAGACTTAGTGTTACTACTATTCATTGCATCTTAACCTTTAGTTTATCATTACGTTTCTTATACTCATCAGACTCTCTAGCTTTAGCATCAATCCAATGATCAGGTATTGTATCTTCACTATACCATCTGAAACCATTAGAGCCAGCCCATTCGCCGTGAGATCTTTTAGTACCGTCTTTTCGCCGCTTGGCTCCAGGCATAGGAGCAGATGGGTTAGCAAACAGAAACACCAACTCAATATCTTTAGGTAGTATCTTCTTAACCCAGATGTACTTGTTGTACTCTGCGAAGTCCCAAAATCTACCTTTAGACTCAAGTAATATCTTCTTGCCGTCTACTTCTCTAACAAAATCAGGCTCATATTTATGCTCAATAACATAGGGGACTTTATCAACATGATGTTCCCAATCTTTTAGGATTGATTCATGTAATACAGCCTCCCAAATAGAGTCATACTTACTGCCATCTGCTTTTAGATACTTCTTAGGGCGAGGTACTCTAGCTTTTCTCCATCCACTGCGTGCTTTCTTTACAGTACTGATGGTACAGCCTCTCTTCTCTTAGCAAAGACCTCTAAATCCTGCATAGTTATATCTTCAATAACATGTCCTAGCTTTGAAAGCTTCTTGATTGTTTTCCTAACCCACTTAGGGCTATAGAAACTTAATCTTAGAGTCCTGTTGTTATAGAAGTACTCTGAAGGTGGTAAGTACTGATAGATATTACTAGTATCTATCTGAGACTGCTCCTCTTCAGAGATTAAAGTTCTTAGCCACGCAAGTAATACTACTTCTGTCTGCCTGCTAATTCTTTTACAGGTTTTAGGGTTCATTTTATCTCCTCTACTCTAGGTTCAGCTACAACTTTAGTGAAGTACTTTAAACCATTTGAGTATTTAAAAACTCTTAGTCCAGCACCATCATTAGAATCTGACCAGCAATCATTCTTGAAGGGACAGTAGTTACAACCTGTAGCTATACGCATGTTACCACTCTTACCTTCGGGTATATCAGTATAGCAGCGAGATGGCGGTTTGTCAATAGTCAAGATTTCTTTTAGTTCGACTATTCTTGTACTGATATTAGGTTTAGACAATGATCCGGGCCTAAGTAACGCAAGCTCACCTGACTCTTTGTTGATAGCTAAGAACCCCCCGTCAGACGTTCCCTCTGCCGCCTCATAGCCTGCAAGCTGTGCCATATACCCAAAGGGATCATCAACAGCTAACGTCCCTTCTGAGAACTTTCTGAAGGCATAATTAGATGCCGTCTTAACATCAACTACCTCACCATTTATCTTACAGTCCATGTGACCTTTGATGCCGTCCACTTCCACTTGTTTCTGCTCATCAGTTACTTCATGTCCTGCTAGTTTTACTAATAGAAGCAGCACTTCTTCTAGCAGATGCCCATAAAGAAATTTAATATGAGTGTGTGGCTGCATGTGTGAAGGCGCATCAAGATCTCTACGGGATTCATACCATAGCTGTCTTGAGGGTTTGCCTATGTTACTCATACGTAGTCCTTTAGACTGCTTGTGAGGCTGTGACCAGTGGACTATAGCTGCTTTCATCCGTTCACCAAAATCAGCAATCATATCATCTGATATATCTAAGGCTTCACCTTGTGATAAAGCATCTAGCTTTTCGTATATATCAGGTACTAAGTTGTCTAAGTCTCTATTCATTTGAGAACCTCTTTAAATATTTTAACGCGTTTTCAATGATAGTTATATCATCACCTAATTTACCAATGCCTAGATTACATGTGTTGCATAACCATGCTCTAAATTCATTAGTCTTATGGCTGTGGTCTAGCACCCAGACCGACCTATCTTTCCAACGGTCATATTTTTTTAACTCTCTTTCTGTCTTAAAACAACAGGGGCATTTATAATTATTGTCTGTTGGCCTAGGATTCTGTAGAGAAAGTTCTTTTCTAACTCTAGTCTTTTCTTTCCTACAAGAACGACACTCTGACCTTCTTGAAGAACCCTCTACTGAAGGCTCTCTATATTCAAAGTCTTTTACTTGCTTGTAGTCAAGACAAACGGCGCATTGCTTGGTGCTCCCTTCTTTTTTAGTGTCAGGATTAGAGAACATTTCAAGCTGTTCAGTGAGTTTCTGACCAGTTGCTTCCAACATTATATTCTCCATCTAGTGGGCATTTAAGATCCAACACTTTACCAGCCTCAATAATAGCCTCAACACCAAGCCTGCCTACTTCATCTGCTTGCGTTGTAGACACCTCTAGTTGCCATTCATCATGTACGTTACACACAAATTTAGCATCAAGTCCAGTAAGCTTAGAATCAAACATAACTAATGCCTGCTTCATTACTATAGCTCCAGCACCCTGAAGCAGTGTGTTTAGTGCTGAGTGTTCTGAGCGTACAAATACTTTACGTCCGTCTAATCCTTTAAGGAATCCCTTTCCTGCCGCTCTCGCAACTCTATCTTTAAGAGTAGAGAATGCTGGTAGATTATCGAAGAAAGATTTTCTAAGTCCTGCACCAACTGATTTACCTCCACCAGCCACGCTTCCAAGCTTCTCATCTCCCGCTCCGTATAGGAGGGCATAGATGAATGTCTTCGCCTGATTTCTTGATTCAAGTCCCGCAAGTTTTTGATTAGTGGTATGTATGTCTCCGTTAAGGATTTCATTTGTGTACTCCTCATCGTTCATGTAATGTGCAAGCATTCGTAACTCAAGACCACTAGCGTCTATGCCTACAAGTTTATATCCCTTAGGTACAGTCCAGCAGGCACGACACTCCTTACCATAAGGTGAGCCACTACTAGGAACCTGAGCCATGTTAGGATTATTGTGAGTCATTCGTCCAGTAATAGTACCGTTGCTATTTACATAGCCGTGGACTCTACCATCTTCTTTAAGTGCCTTAATCCAGGATTTAATCTGAGCCTCACGCTTCTGATACATCAGATAATCTTTTATAAGTTCTGCCTGAGGAATATCTTTTATCTGAGATAGAGTCTTCTCATTAACAACAGGTCTACCATTAACTGTAAACTCTTCGGGCTTCCACCCAAACTCAATCAAGTATTCACCTATCTGCTTACGTGAACCAATGCTGAAGTCAACAGTAGTTACTCTAGTGGTAGAAAAGGTAGCAGGCTGAGATAGTATTTCGTGTTCCTCAGTAGTCAATCTTACACCAGAACCAGAGGGAGTATCCCAACAACCCATCTTAGAGACGCTGCCATTAGCAATGTTTTTACGGTATATAAGACGCTCATCCATCTTAGGCTTAAAGACTTTGGTTACTTCATCTTCTGCATCTTTCATCTTAGTACGCATCAAAGCCAGCAACATGTCAGCAGCATACTCATCAAAGTAGAATCCATTCTTCTCTTGATCTTTAAGTATCTTTGCTGTCTCAGTCTCTAACATAATAGATCTAGGATCAAACCCTACGCCTTCTCGTTGTAGAGATTTGTAAACCTTAACGTTAACTGCAACGTCACGCTTACAATACTCAAGCATCTGAGGGCTATAAGATTCAAACTCTTTAAACTCTATCTTAGCTAAACCTAACTTGCCACCCCACACTGCAAGGCTGTGACCGCCTTCACGTACAGGATTGAACAGTCTGGATAGGACTAAGGTATCTATAATACGTTGACTACCTAACTTAAAAGATGTGAGTTCTTCTAAAGCTGGTATGTCAAATCCAATAATGTTATGACCTGAAAGTTGTTCAGCACCGTTTAGTAGCTGCACGCCTTCCTCTATTTCATCAGGGCCATAAGACCACACCTCACCTGTATCTACTTCCTGTGCAACTAGGCACCAGATCTTGGTGTACTCAAGGCCATCGGTTTCTATATCAAATAATAGTTTCATTCAAATGCCAATGTTGATTCAGGGGATGTATCAAAGTCTATGTCTGAGTCATCTACTTCGTTCAATCTTCCAGTGTCCTTATCATACTGCAAGTAGGTAGCAATACCCACATCGCCTGTATATCTAGACTTCAAGATACGCACACGGGTGGTCGAAGCCACGACAGGATCATCAGCCTGCTGATTACGTTCCAATGTAATAACACAATCACTTAACTGAGCAATAGACTGACTGCCTCTAAGGTGGCTTAGATCAGTCTCTGCACCTTTCTCATGCCCCTTGTTACCATCAATACGTCTGAGGTGGGACACCAATATAAGACCCGCTCCTGTCTCTTCTGCAAGGCTTCTGAGCCTAGTCATAATAGAGTCTATTGAGCGGCGTTCATCACCTTCTAAGGTGGCAGATACCATCATGTGTAGGTGATCAATAACCACCCATTTACATTCACAACCAACAATCATATAGCGTAGCTTGCTAAAGATACCATCAATATCATTAGAGCCGAAGTGAGCATGTACCCACACCCTATCATTGTTATCATTATCTAAGAAGACATCATCAAATAAGATGTCCATCTCTTCCCTTGAGTATGTCTCACGTACACTATCAATGTGTAGTTTAGCGTTAGCCTCGATAGACAAGATGCCATCTACAGTACGCGTCCAATCCTCTTCTAAGGCAACCACGCCTATGTTGTCATCAGTCTCTTTTATAAGCCAATGCTCTAGCTCTCGCGTAACACTAGACTTACCTAAGCCTGTGCCGCCTGCAAGTAGCACCAGTTCACCCTGACGTAGACCCTCTAACTTCTTGTTAAGGCCATCCCAAGGATAGGGGATAGACTTCTTCTTAGGTCTGTTATGGTACTTGTCTTTGTTCTCACTGACATTGAGTACACCACTGGGTGTATAGGTCTTAGAATTCCACCAAGAATTAACGTAAGAGCCATGCTGATTGTTACGCAGCATATCATTAGCATCTTTAAAGCCATCAGGCATCACCATTATCTTAGCCTTGTTAGGCTTCAACAATCTGGCTACCTTCTTAGCTGCATCCTGTCCGGGTTTATCAGCATCAAAGCAGATTATAATATTGTCAAACTTCTCAAGAAATTCTATCTGAGATTTGACATCTTTCTCTGCTCCTGCTGCCCCGTTCTTTACAGATACAACAGGCCACTTAGAACCTAGTAGTTCGTATGCAGCCATAGCATCGCACTCACCTTCAGTGATGGTCAGGTACTTACCACCCTTATCACCTACAGTCTGCTGTCCAAACAAGCCACACTCTGACATAGGCCCAGCAGCTACAAAGCCTTTGGTATCTACCATACGTGTCTTAAATGCCACCTCTTCTGCACCATTATAGTACGGATAGAAGTGCCGTGTAGTCTCACCCGTAGGTGATTGTGTAGATCTTACACCATACTTCTTAGCAGTGTTAAGAGTTATTGTTCTGTCTTTTAGTGGAAAGAAGTCACCCTCTTTGATAGTGACATTATCTTTTACAAGCCTTGGAGCTACGTCCATCTTACCCTCTGCATAATTTATTATAAAATCCCCGCATGAAAAACACTTAGCTGATCCATCGTCATTAACCGCCAAGCATTCCTTGTGGTTACATGATGGACAATCTTTGTGTGTCTGTACGAAAGGCATATTATTCTCCATAAAAAGAAGGGGCCTTTACAGCCCCTCTTAGTTTAGTCTACTACTTCAGCTTCTGCTGGAGCATCTTTCAGTGCAGATGATAGCTCACTGGATAGCTGCAACTCCGCAGCTTGGAGGGTTACAAGGCGGTGTCTTACTTCCCCTACCTCCTGCCTGATAGCTATCACATGCCCAACTATAGACTGCGCTGTCTCAGACAAGTCATCTAGACTGTACTCACTGCCATCTACTGTGACTGTCTGCTTATTTTCT